GCTCGGGCGTCTCCGTCGCTGTCGGCTCCGGAGTCTCAGTCGGGGTCTCCGTAGGCGTCTCTGTTGGCGTCTCGGTCGGTGTCGGGGTGATGGTGGGAGTCTCAGTGGGCGTTTCGGTGGGGGTCTCCGCGTATGCCGGGAGCCCGGCACAAAGGCAGAAGCCGACAACAGCAGCCGCGATGCCCCCCCTAAACCTACCGAGATAGTGTCCTACCCTCTTCATGCCTTGGCTCCTGCCGCCCGTTTCTTCCCGCGCGGCCTCTTGGTCTTTTGTGCCGCCTGTTCCTCTGCGCCGGATCCTGCCGGCACTTCCTTATCCGTGGGCTTCGCTCCCTTCAGAACGAGCGGGGCAGAATCTTCCTCTGCGTCCGGCACGGCGTCCTCGACTACCCCCGCAGCAGGCTTTTCCGCTTCCTTCTTCGCGGCCTCTGCCGGTGCGCCAGGGGGAGATGAAGGTTTCACCTTGATGCCGCCAACCGTGAGAGTCTCTTGCAGCGGAGGTGCCGGCTTTCCAGACTCAGCCATGACGAGCCCGACTGCCCTCGCCTTCGCGATGATCTGCGGTGGCGTTCCGGGGGGTGGAGCTTCACCAGCAATCAGGACATAGCGCTTGCCTTCCCAACTGCTGCTGAAGCTCCCCGGTCCCGGTCGGTTCAGCACGAATGCCATCTCTCTGCCTCTCCGACTACGGCGTCACGTCGTAGGCGATGTCGACCATGTCGTAGACCGCGAAGTTCACGTCCCACGAGATGAACGTGTTGAGCTTCACGATCCCGCGATCGATGTCCTCGCCGCGCTTCACCATCATCGCGAGCTCGATCCCGTAGGCGATGTTGAGCGCCGGCGTGAGGATGTAGGTCCCCTGCGGGATCCCCGGGCACCCGACGATATCGATATCCTCGAACTGCAGAGGCTGCTTCCCGAGGAGGTACAGGAGCCCGTCGTTCCTCGCGGCGATCTGCCGGCCGTACGCCCTGCGGTCCTTCGTCGAGCAGAAGAACCTGAGCGCCGCCGTGTCCGCGAGCCACTTGTCGGGCAGGTCGTCGATCATCTTCGCGAAGATCGCCTTCTGATCGGTGGAGCCCTCGGTATCGGTGATGTGGATCCCCGACCCGTTCTTGGCGATCTTGATGAGACCGTCGTTGATGTTGAGGAACGCATTGCCGCTCGAGGTGTCGCCCACCCAGGCGCACTTCTCGATGTCGTTCATCACGGCCTTCGCCGACTGCGCATCGATCGTGCCCTCGAGCTCCTGCTTCTCGATGTTCCGAAGCAGGCTCTCGTAGGTGATCGCGATGGGGTAGATGCACATGACGCCGGTCAGGGTGTTCTTGCTGACCGCGATGTCCACCCACGTCTCAGGCGCGATCCCCTCGGTCTTCTTCCGCAGCTGATCAGGGGCGAGCCCGATGGCGTTGATGTCCCGGGTGTTCGACTCCATCTTGTAGAGCTGCGCGATCTTGGGGACGATCGACTGCTCGCGCATCAGGTCGATGAACTTGCTCGACTGCTCCGTGTTCTTGATGCCGTCGGCGATGTCGCTCGTGGCGGTGTAGCGCGCCACCAGCGCCTCCATCTCCGACCTCTGCGCTGCCGTAAGAAGCGTTCCTTCCATTTTCCCGCCCTCCCTTTTGTAACTTGTTCGCCCGCCTACTGCGCGGGGTTGATGAGTGCTGCAGTGTTAGAGGCTCGACGACATGAGCCCCTTGCTCGACCGCTTCGCCGGCTGCCCGGCACCCTCTCCGCCGACCCCAGCGCCCGCGGGACGTGATCCCTCGAGCTTCTCGAGCCGCGTCCTGTGCTCCTTGACCTGCTCCTCGGCCCGCTGGATCTGCTCCCGCTGCTCCTTGATCTGCTTCTCAGCCGCGTCGATCTGCGTCCTCAGCGTCTCGGCGGTGGGCTCCTGCGGGGGCTGCTTCCCGAGCGCCTCGAGCTTCTGCGTGAGCTCCACGACCTTCGCCTCGAGGTCCGCCACTCTCTGCACCGGGTCGGTCGCTCCCTGCGGAGCCGCCGCGCCGGGGGCCGCCTGCGCGCCTGCCGCTCCGGGGGCCGGGGTCTCGGGCGCCTTCGTGAGCGCCGCCATGACCCTGTCGATCTTCTCGGAAAGCGGCTGCACCGCTCGATCGATCATCTCCTGTGCCTGCTTCTGATCCATGTCCGAACCCTCCTGGTTGGTTTTCTCGGTCTTCTCCGCACCCTCCTCACCAGCCTGAGCAATGAGGCCGTCGAGCGATTTCCTCATGCTCTTCAGTGATTCGAGGTTCTTCTTCGAAAGCACCTTCCCCGCTCTCTCCGTCTTCTCCGTCGACCCAGACTGCACGGCGACGGTGAACTCATTTATCGAATCGACGATGGCCGCGATCTTGTCGTCCACGTCCTCGTCGCTGTAGATCCTGTCCACGGTCTCCTGAAGCGTGTAGAGGAGCCGCATGACACGGTCCCTCTCGACCGTGTCGTTGAATTCGCCGCGCTGGACACCGGCGATCCCGACGGCGCGCAGTACCCTCCGTACGAGGCCGATCTCCGCTGCGGCAAGAGGCTGTTCGGCTGCCCCCTTGTCGGTCTTTTCCATCTTCGCGTTCTCCTTTTCCGTGAATTCGACCTCTGTCTCAGACCCCAACACAGCGTGTCCGGCCAGGCTCACCCCCTTGAGCTTTCCGGCCTTCGCGTCCGCCTTGTCCTGCTCATTGGTGAGCTTCACTCCGATGGCGCAGGCTCCAACCTTCTTCGGGTCAGGGAAGAGGGGATCTCCGGCACGGACCTCCCAAATCTCGCAGAGGAATCCGTGGTCTCCATTCCCGCTGTAGTCGTGGTTCCGGTCAACGTGGAGCGTGCGCCTCTCACGCATGATCCCTTCCATCGCCTCGCGAATGACGTGCCTGCGGGCGAACGTCCGCTCGGTGTCCACGTTCTCGGGGGCGTAGAGGATGCAGTAGGCGACATCGAGAGATTCGTCGTAGCGCTCGATGGGCACCTCGAGGGTGTAGTCGGCACGTGAGGGATCATCAGCCCGCAGGATGACACTCTCGCGATTGGCCGGTGACTTCGGGCTGAAGACGAGGGACACGAATTCGATGTGGAGTTTCTTGAACTCTCTGGCCTTCATCAGATGCTGTCTCCCGTCTGGTCGTCGGTCATGGGCATCACGGCGTCACCGATCGAAACTGTTGTGATTCTGAAACGCGCTGTCTTCCTCATGCCCCCTCCGGCTCCGCGCGAAAATAAAAAGGCCCGCTGCGCTCAGGCGTGAACCTGAAGCAACGGGCCCTGACGGAGTGCCGGAGAAAACAAAAAGGCACATCGTGTCAGACGTTGTTCACGCCTGAAATGATGTGCCTTTGTCCTAGTCCGCCCTGGCGGGAAAACGGATCCGGCTCGCTCGAGCCTTCGGACGCGCGTCAACTGACGCTCAGCACACGGGGTTCGCGGGTGCCGCTTTCATCTCCCGCTGGGCAAATGCCACTTCCCCTTGTGTGACAAAGATCGAGACACAATTTCCCAAGTGTCGGCGCGTATTTTAGCATAACAGCGTAATGCTGTCAAGATAAAAATTACTCATGGTGCGGTAGCCCTCACCTCGACACCATGCCCGACTGCAATCGCTTCCGGTTTTCTCGGCCGCGGGATGATCGTCCATCTCCGACAATGGTGACAGTAAAACTTGCCGCGAATAATGCGGGCATTTACGGCGAGCTCCCACCCGCAGCACCAGCACTTCACGTCTCCCTCGTGGATCTCCGCCATATCTACACCTTCTTATTCTTCGGCCTGTACTCGAGTTTCCCCGCTGGCGTCACCACCGCATCCGCTTTCCGGTGCGCCTCGATGATCTGGCGCTGTACCTGGGGCGGCTGGAATATCATCGGCGCGCAGGGAGCCGCCTCATACATCACGAGAACCTGACGAACCAGCCCAACGTACTCGCCCTGGTAGAAAAACTGGCCGTCACGGATCCGCATGCGCCGTTTATCCAGCGGAACAGGGCGCTGATATGCCCGTGCAGGCAGCGCGACAGCATCCCTGTAGCATCCCTGGCTGAGTGAGGGAATAAGCGCAAAACGGCCGAGTGCCCCGAGGTCGATCTCCAGAAGCTGCTCTGGCACGTCGAGATTGAGCGTTCCGAAATGCATGAGCTCCCCGCCGGGCTTACCCTGCGGCGCGAGAAGCCGGATCAGCTTTCTTCCCTGCATTGGTCTTTCCCTTCGCCTCTTCCTGTGCCCTGCCTTCCGCGATGTACTTCTCGCGAAGTGCGTGCGTCGCCATGATCTCTCGCCGCACGTCGTCAATCGTGATGGGCCGCCTCAGGATCCTCCCGAGGATGCCACGGCGTGCACGGATGGAGAGGACTGCCATGCCGAGGAGCGCGCAGTCGGCCTGAGCGAGGCAGCTTCTCTCGATCTCCCTGATCATCTCCCGCGTCCTGACGATGTCGGAGATCCGAGCGGGCTTCCGCAATTCCTCCTTGAGCTTCACCTGCGCGGCCATCTGCTCGAGCCTCCGCTCCCGCTCCTCCTTCGTCTCGGGCCTGGCCGCCTTCTGCACTTTAGCGAATGGGATGACTTCACACTCGCCCCCCTGTCCCTTCACTTGCTTCTCCTCTGTCATCTCCTCCCCTCCCCTTTTTCGCCAGGTATTCAGTAGCTGTCATACGGGCACACCTTGCCCCATCACCATCGCCCGCGCTCCACGGCCGCCTTCTCCTCTCGCCAGTCCCTGCCCGACTGGATGATTGAGGAGACCAAACGACCGTCGACATTGAAGGTTCGGGTGATGACAGTCGTTGCCGCATCCTCACTCACGGGATTCCCCTTCTCGTCCTCGAAGCTCGTCTCTCTCCGCAGTTCTTTGCTCATAGCGATCTCCTTCAGTCGGTGACGATAACCTGACAACGGCAGTTCCCGCTGAAGCACGTCTTTCCGTTCCGACGGACCCATAGCACATGGTTCCGCGGGAGTTCTACGTCATAGACCATGCCGTCATACGTGACCTCGTCCACCTTTATCCCGCTGCCGCTCCATTGCTTATGCGCCGTCCTACTCTTGCACCACGAGACGACAATAAGGTCTTCGTTTATGGTGTAGGTCCCGTTCTTGAATTCCTGGCGCTTCCCTTTTGTCCTCTCGATCCTGAATGACGGATGCCCGCCGACCTTGAGGATTAGTTCGCCGAGGTCGTCAGCGAGGCGTCTGCTGGTGGTATAGTAGACGCGCCCCTCTGATCTAATGCCCTTCTCCTTCCAGAACGTCCGCCTAATAGATCCATCTCCTATACTGTACGCCTCAAGGAATATCCTGATGAGCCTGGACGAGAGCATCTTGATCTCATCGGGGATATACTTCTCTGCCGACTTCCCGAACTGCATCAGGTACTTCCCGAGCTGGGCGCTGAAGAGATAAATCTTCTCCTTCCCGATGTCTACCTTGACGGGCATGCCGCGTAGACCAGCGACCATCTCCGACTTCTTGGGGTCAGTCTTCGCAATCGCGATCTGATATGTCCTGCCCCTGCGAAGCGTCACGCATCCATCCGATAGCCAGTAGGCCATGAACCGACAGAAAGCCTCGGCGGGGATGGCGAGGCTATTGATATTCACCACGGAGGAATCATCGCCTGACCACTGGGCTGTGCGCGGTATCATGAACTCCCGCCTTCTGGCGACCTCCCTCAGGGGGGCTATCCTCCAGGTGATTCTGCTCCTATCGGAGTAATCGTCCCGTAAGCCGTAAATCTGGTCATGGTCCGGCGTGGCGAGTAGATCAAACCACCGCGAGTGCAGATGGTACATCGGCCCTACATGCTGGTAGGCGATGAACCTGACGAACGGCAGCCATTCGATCCGCATCGTCTCGGGCGATATGCTGAGGATCTTCTCATCCCCTTCGAGTTCCTTGAACAGCATCCAGCCCCTCGATGTGTAGACCTCCGTGTCGTCCGAGTAGCAGCGCCCGTGAAAAGGTGGCATCCCGATCCCGCTGTTCTGAAGGCTCTCGCTCCCGCGCTCCCCGATGTAGTTCGCACGGCCACCCTTCATGTAGTAGGCGTCCTTATGCTCCTTGTCCCACCCGAGCCATGGCGTCGTTTCCTTTACCGCTTCTGGATCCTCGAGTCCGAATGTGCTCTCCATCGTGGATATCGACTTCGCCACGGAGAACTCGCGACCGTCCATGAGCAAACAAGTTTCACAGGTACGTTCATCCGAAACCGCGAGTACCCGGAACGTCTCGAACCCCGCCTCTTTCATCGACGAGAGACACGCCCACGTCCTCGCGCGGGTGCTCACCGAGGATGCCACCACGTCCCAGTACCGGTAATTCTCGAAGGCAGCCCCGAGGCCCTCTTTGAGAAGCGCCGCTGTCTGGTCCCGACCGAGCCCGGCTTCCATCGCCTTGCCGATGACCCCGCGCGCCTGCTCAATCATCGGCCCTTCGTAGTAGTTGCCGATCCAAAGTGCCGGTTTACGTGCGAGCCCTTCCAGCGCCTTCGCGTCCCGTAGCTCCCACGTCATTGTCCAGTCGGCGGGAAGGTCGAAACCAGGTCGCTTGCCGATGTACTTCCTCGCCAAGCTAATAATCCCTCCGGCCGTCTCCTCCGTCACCGGGACGGCAGACTCAGCAATCGCAGCGCCGATCTTCGGGAAGTGCTCCTCGACGAGCTCAACGAGGGCCTTCGCGGCCGCGCCCGTCACCTCGAAGTCACTGTCGAGGAAGGCGGCGATGATCTTCTCGGCCTCGCTGCTCTTCAGTTTCGCGATCCGCTGGAGCTGGTCGGCGAGCGCCACCTCCATCGCCACGAGGTCACGGTTGACGAGGGGGTTTTTCTCCTTCTTCTTGGCGCGCTCGACCGCAACGCCACCGCAGAGGATGTAGTCGATGGCCTGATCGATGCGCAGCCTGTCGGCGGCGTCCATACGATCTATTTGCTCGCAGAGGTAGCACATCATTCGTTCCCCGCTTTAATCGCATTCCGGCAATCCTCGATCCACCTGGTGATCGTCTCGAGGTCCATCTCGATGAACAGGTCAACGGGGACCGCAAACGGATCCCCGTCGCCGTTGTTGCAACAGCCGCACCGGATGACCACCATGTTCGCGATGCGCTCGTACTTCCACCCAGGCGGCAACGCATACTTCCCGCGAGAGAACTCGATGATCCGGTCGGCAACAACCGCCGCTTTCCCAAGGAGGTATTTCTGCTGTTCCTCGCGCTTGGTCATGCAGCGTGCTCCTTTTGGGAATTCTCGCGGATATGGAGAAGCGTATCGAGAAACAGTTTCGTCATTCCCTTCGCCGCGCTATCCTTCGTCTTCTCGGTCAACGTGAACCCGCCGGCACCGCCCATGAACCCTTGCGCACGCAATTCCTCAAGAGTGATGGGAAGCGGCTGATTTCCCCACGGTTCCGCGATCTCCGGGATGGAGTCGTTGAATGCCCTGTTATAGAACTTCACGAGCATGTTCGGGTTCACTCCACCGTGCTGCCCGAGGTAGTTGAGGATCCGCGCCTGCTCCTCAAAGTCCTGAAGCTCGGGCTTGTTTGAGACGAACTTCCAGTACCGGATCCCCATATTCGGCAGGATGAGGCGGTTGATCATGAAGTCTGTTTCATTCCGTTCCGGAGAGAACACCTGCTCCTCGGATACCCGGCGGGCCGTGTCTGCAGTCGCTCGGGTGTAGTCCGTGCTCCTGCCCCGGAAAATGGCGGGGAGCCTGAATGCAGCCGCGATCGCCTCCTCATTACTCTTGAGATACTGCTGGTGCAGCATATCCTTCGTCTGGAACTGGGTCATGGGCTTCACGTCGAGCCGCGGGATCCCGGGCTTCTCAATAGCACCGTCGCCTGTGCCCTGTGCGATTGCTTCCACCATGAGGATCTTGAACATGGTGTCAGGCTTTCCTCTCATCGCGCGGATCTGCTCTCTGATCTTCTCAACATCGAGCGGCGCCCCCATCGCAAAGAGCCACATGGCGGGGATCATGTTCGAGAGGAAGAGCCGGTAGTTGACCTTCTCGGCCTCATTCGATCCGAGGACGGCA